GCATTGGCAGGATGTGTTAGTACGTAAATAAATAAAGCAGCTGGATTATTAGTTACGTCTACTGTTTTCCAATCATTTGTCTGACGATTTAGTACATTAGCTTTAGTTTGTACTAAAGCATTTACTCCTTCTAAACTTCCATTTATTTTATTAGTACTTTGCAATTTAATAAAAGTTCTTGCTAAGTAACAATTAGGAGGATTTTTTACAACACGAATAGGCACTAGTTGATTGCTAGAATTTAAGGTTTGTTTATTATATCCAGTTACGCCGTAAAGTATTGCTTTGGTATAATACCTATAATCTGGATCTTCTTCTCTTTCTGTTACATCATTATTTGTTCTTAGTATTTGTAACGAGTATTTTGCTCGTGGTAAGCCGCGCATTTTATAAACAAAATTAAATGCGTCTTTTCGTTGAGAAAAGAAACCATCCCTACCAAATATTAACTCACCACCCATGTTGTTAGTAATATTTAATCCAGCGTTATTAGTATACCAAATACCTAAAGCTGCTGCTTTTAAACCGCCTTGTGAGTTTACAGCTTTCATTCTTACAGTATGAACACTATTTTCTTCAGCATAAAACCATGTTTTTGCCAAAGACCCATAAGCATTTTTAGTTAGTGTAATTAAATTAGCACCGTCAATTAGTATAGAACCTTCATCGTCAGCAACTCCCCAAATCTCATAGTATCCTGCTTTAGGAAAAGTTACTGTTGCGGTTTTATCAAAATTAACATTATTTATGTTACTGTCCCAGACCCCATAATCTTTTAGAAACTGATTCCAGCCTCGCCAATCTGCTACCCCACTTGGCTGAGTAATAGTAGAAAATTGAGTAGAGCTAAATATAAGTTGCGGAGTTGTGGCTGCAACTGAATTGTCAACAAAACGTCCAGCACCTATTGTAACTATATAGTCACTAGTGTATAGAGTATTGTTATCGCTATCTAAAACAGGCTGATTACTAGAATCAAGCTGTGGGGCTCTTAATACTGAAGTAAGAGCCAGACCTTCTACTACAGTAGTAGCAGTAGTGGCTAGATGGGATATTGTATCGTCTGGTAAATACGCAACGCCTTGAAAACATATTGTATGAAGTTTTTTATATCCGTTTGGAATTGTTGGCAGTCTTAAAGCTGTATTATTATCAGTACCAACAAAAGAAGCATATGAACCTTGTGTATATAATGTTACTAACCAAGGCGATGGGTTTGCGGTTTTTACGTCTGTAGCTGCTCCACTAAATACTTCTACACCACCTCCAGGCGACATAGCAAATATATACCATTTAAATAAAGCTTCTAGTTCACCTGTATTAGTATTTGTGTAATAAGGACCGGAGCTAACAGTAGTTTTAAAACCTACATCAGATAGGGTAGGTGAAGCGTAATTGCCTAAATGATATGCTGGTAATGTTGACCAAGCTGTTTCGCCTTCTTTGCGTAAACGAACTTGAATTCCGCAAGTTGCTTCACTAATTTTTCCATCTTTTGTACTAATCCTGCGCATACCTTCTGGAAAGGTAAATGCAACATCAATATCTTCAGCAAAATCTGCTAGTGTAATAATTGCTGGAGGATTTCCATCTGTTGAATTATTAACTAGCTCAATCTGTGGAAACTGCTGCTCTACATCTGTTGGATATAGTTTATCAAATCTATCTAAAGTTCCGTTTGTGGCTTCTTGTGGTAAACCGTATATAGTAACAGGTGTGGGGGTATCTTGACCCATGGTAGCTTGGCTAGTGTAGTAAACTTCTGATAAAGTTTTTGCACCTACGCGAATATCATCAACTGCTAGCGGTCCAAACCCCCATACAAGAGATAAATGTAATAAGCTAGTGTCTGTTAATGTTTCAACGTAAGGAATTGCTCCAAGCATTGCGGTAACACGCATTTTTCCAAGCACAACAGGTATTGCGCCATAGCGATTGCTTTGATTTGCTGCACCGCTAAACGCGTTGACGGGTGCAGCACTTCCAGGATCTTTACCACTTAATGGGCGAATAGGAAAGGCGGCATTAATAAGCGCCATACCTGCCATATTAATAGCCATTGTACCTACAATTTTACCTGTTGTAGTTACAGTTGCTGCTTCGGTATACCCTGCTACAACTGCTCCGCCTTCAGTTAGGCCCATTGCTGCACCTAGCTCTGCTCCGTATACGTTAGCTACATATATTAAAGCAATCATAGCAATCATACGGAAAGCTTCTTTGCCTTCAGGTATAACTTTATAGACAATTTGTTGTCCAGCCTGTACTCGAACTGAGTCCCACTCTGAGTGTGGAACCTTAACGCCGTCTAAAAATAATATTAATTTTTTAGCAAAGTAGTCGCTAATCTTGTAAGTATCAATTAAGTTTTGGGATACAGCAGATAGTGTAGACCCAGGAATAGCTATGTCTGTATAATTTGTTTGTTTAAAGGGGTGTGGCTTACCTGCTAGCATTGTGCTAGCTTGTGTACTGTACTTATAATAACCTTCGATGCGTTTAGCCCATTTAGGGCTATTAATAGATTCTACAACGCTATCCATGCCATCACGAGCATGTATAAACTTTTCTTCTCCAACGTAAACGCCAACGTGAAAAGGTTCGCCTAATATATTGAATACTATAACGGAGCCGACTTCAGGCTTTGAGACTTGTGCCCAGTTATTTTTATAAAGATCCATCATGCCAAGAATACGAGTATCGTAAGCACCTGAATACTCTTCAGTATAGCTAGGCAGTTCAATATCATACTCTTGTTTATAAAATAAACGCACTAATCCCCAGCAGTCAATTCCGCTTTCATCTCTGCCGTTTGTGGCATAAGGTAATCCAATATATTTATTATACTTCATTAGAATAGTCCTGGAAAGTTGGCTGGAGTGAACGTAAAGCAAGGAAATGGTTCACGACTAAGGCTAACCATATTTAAATCAAAAGTTATCTGATCTGCACTGTAAGTAACACTAGTTATTTTAAAACCTGAAAAGCTGGTTTCAATGCGATCAGGAGTACTAGCTAATACTAGATCAATTTGTACACTAACAGGGGTCGTTAAATACGTACGAATCAATTCAATAGCTTCTTTGGTAACAAAATTTAAAACTAAGCTACACTGTGCCGCTCCAGTTTCTTGTTCTCCTGGTAGCGATAGTTGCATAGGCAAAAATACGTAATCTTTTGAATTACTAGTTACACCGTAAACTATTTCGTTGTCTGTTGTAAGTGAGGCAATACGATTCGTGTAGCCATCTGCTAAACGAATAGGAGCTGTAAGATCTGCTGGATTAGTAATAGTAATCAATAAAATTAGTGCCTCAGGAGTTTCCGAGGCAAACATTGCTCTAACAGCAGATTGGGATAAGCTATTTAGTCTGCTCATGGCATTACTTCAAATTTAAGACCGGTAGACCAGTATCCTGGTGCCACATATTGACAACTAAAAAACTCGCCACCATTACCAGGTACAATTCGTACTTCTACGGTTGTACCAAGTATTCTTGGATGTGGAAAAATAAAACGATTAGTACCACTAATTCCGGGTGGAACAGCAGTAGGTAAATTTTTAATAAACGCTTCTAGTGTTTGCGTTTGTGCAGTAGTCATTAAAAAGTTTACATTCATTTCATTAGGACGACTAGTCCTGCGTCTTTGTTTCGCAGGACCAGCATCTGTTTGTGAACGTATAATATTAATTCCAATTGATTCAGTAAAGCCTTTTTGAGGCACTTGCGGAAGCGTTGTAGGCCATAGTAATACTGCCATTTATTATCTCCTTGCCACTAGGGGTGATGTGCCGTAGCTGGCTGTCATTGCTTGTTGAGTGTTTGAGCCTACGCGATTTAATTCGCCTGCTACCATATCCCCAATCATTACTTCGATACGACGATTTCCACGTGAATCTGTGGTTTCTTTGGTAGTTGCTTTTTCGCTTCCATAGTTGTTAACAACTACATCGACCTTACTGCCACCACCACGAACTCCTAAATTACCATTGTTGTCCCGCTTTAGGGGCATAATGGCTTCGGGGCCTGCTTCGCCCATCATGCCAGTGCCTTTAGCAAACTTGAATAAAGTTGGCTCAGTAACAATTGAATTAGTAAACATTCCGCCTTTGGCAAACGTTTTTAAACCAGCATCATAAACACCGCCTTTAGCAACAAAATCTAATGGATCAGCACCGCCCCCGCCCATACCAAAACGGCTACTTGGTGTCATGCTAAAAGCAGAAATTAGCAACTTTGTTAATCCGCCAACACCGCCCATTCCTGAGAATAATGCTATTTGTTGTTGTTGTATTTCGTAACGTAATAAGCCTTCTATAAAACTGTTAATCATGTCTTTGAAACTTAACTTACCAGTTTTAGTAAAGTTAACAATAGCATCTTCCATACCTTTAAAGGCGTTCTTAAATAATTCAGTATATGCTAGCTGTCTGTTAGTAGTGTCTCTTTGAACTTCAGCACTTTTAATTTGCGCGTCCGTTACTAGTAAAATTGCTGATCTTTGAGCCCCTAGATTTTCTAATAGTCGTGCACGTGCTGTCTCGTCATCTGTTTTTCTCTGACCTACATAAGTTCCGCCTGCTGCAGCTTTATCACGGTCTAATTTTTCAATTTCTTGATTGTATGCACGTTGAGCTGCACTTAATTGCTTGGTTTGCTCTAGTTTTGCCTCTTCGACTTTTAATATGTTTAATTTCGTTCTTAAAGACTCGTCATCAAGCAGGCCCAGTTGACCCTGCAAAGTTAAATTATCTTGGGCTATCTTATTGATTGAGATTTCTTTGTCTAAAGCAGCAGAACTAACAATAAACGCTTGCTCAGAAGTTTTGATTTCGCGGTCTTTGATACCTAAAGCTGATGAAACGCTTGTAAGTTTTCTTGCTGCAGCATCTGCTTGATCTCGCTCTTCTTTGGTCAATCCTTTTGCTATATCAGCATTTTGTTTGACATATTCTAAATTCTTTTTAGCTTCTTCTGACAGCAAGAGTCCTTGGACCGCTTCTGCTTTCTTTACTGCTAAGCTAGATTTTTCGCTTTCTATTTGAATAGCGAGTTTTGATTTTTGCAGTGTAAAAGCTTCATTATCTGCGTTAAAAGCAGCTTCAGTCATTGATTCTTTTTTAGCTGCAAGTGCTGCTTGATCTTGGTCAATTTTTCGTTGCTGATCTCCCAGCTCTTTTAACTTGTTAAAACTTTCACCATCAAGTTTGTCAAGTTTAGTTTTTAAATCAACCATTTTTTCTGTATTATCTAACGCTTGCAGTTGTTGTTGTACCGCAGCACGTGCTTGAGCTGAGCCCACAACTTCGCTTAAACCTCTCAAAGTGCTTGCTGGGGCAATGCCACCAAGTTGGCCTGTGTCACGGCCAGCGGATGCAGTTTCAGCGCGTAGTTGAGTAAGAGTTTTTCCTCTATTTTCTTTAATACTAGTAATAAGTCTTCTGTCATCTGCTAAATCTCTGTTAGCAGGATTGCGAAGTATTGCGTTTTCAAGATCACCACCTTCTAGTCCTGAAAGACCTCTGTCTCTTAACTTGCTTTCAAAAGCAGATTCCAGTATAGCTAAACGTAAGTTATCAGTAGAGTCTATTAAGCTCATCTGCACTTTTAATAAACTTCTATCTATCTTAATTGCTTCAAGATCAATTCTCTGTTGAATTTCTGCTTTTAATACAGGATCTGCTACACCACCTAAAGCTGCTTTCTGAAGTTCTAGACCAGCTTTTGCTGCTGCTGCAACTAAGTTTGAGGTAAAAGTGTCAATATTAGCTAATAAACCTTCTCTCATTGCGGTTGAAAATTTTGCTTGAGCACTCTGTAGTGAAATGCCAATAGTATTTCTTGTAGTATCTAGTCCAGTATTTGCTTCTTTAAGACGCTTTACGGCATCCGTAGCTTGTTCAAATTCTGTGGCCGCAATACCAGTAAGACTATCTCTACGACGGCCAGCATATTTATTTAGAATAGCTTGTTGATCAATTATAGCATTGTTGTATAGTGTCTGTCTACGTTCTACTTCTGCTAATTCTGTGCTAAGAATTTTTAACTCACCTGAGGTTGATAAGATATTCTTTGCAGCCTCTAATGGGAATAGTTGTAAAAAATTAATGTCTGTACTAAGTCTAGTTAGTTCGGTAAGTTTTTCTGGTAAATTTGCACCTTCTAATGCATTATTTAACTCTAAGATCTTTTTTGTGCTTTCTTCTGCAAACTTAGTTAATGGAGTAGCGTTTTTAGTAGTATTTATAAGGTCTTGATAAATCTTACTGCTTTCT